ATGAGACCATTATGCTTTGACGGACACTTGACGCATAAGGGTATCCACCTCTATTAAAGCGTCATAATTCACAATCAAAGAAACAGTAGAGTTCGCCGCACCAGTAGCCGTTCCTGTATTTATTCTGTAACTTATAGGACTATTGTTCGTGCTAATACCAGTCAAGAGATTGTTGCTATTGAGACGCTCAGTGGAAGTTCCCACATAAAACTTTGCTGGGGCTTGGTAAGTAGAGGCGGCTGCTGTGCCTGACAAGTTAAACTCAATAGAGTTAATGGACATATTGTTGTTCTTGTCAAAAATAGAACCGACTGCCGAACGAAGTTCAAGCATCGCCTGTGCCTTTGAAGTTCGCGTGGAAATAGGAGCAGGGGGATACAAAACACCTCCCACGCTGAAACTGTAGTCTCCGTTGGACGAAGTCAAATCCACGCTATCAAACGCTCCGTTAGAACCTCCAGTCGCTCTGTTTCCATTAATGGCAAATAAGGATTTGACAGAGGCATAACGGAGATTATAAACCAACTCAATAAAACCAGTTGAGTTCGCCGCAAGGGTCTGCGAAGAAAGAGCAAACGACTGGGACTTAATGTAAAGTTTGTCGCTAGAGCCAAGAACAATCTGCTCTACTGCTCCACCGAAATCCACCACCTTGTAACGAAGCTGGACGTTAGAAATAGACCAAGCAGTTGGAACTGCCGTGCTGGTAAACATATTCGCTATGGATTCCATCGTAAGGACTATTCTTACCTGAGGCATCGCAAAAAGAGGAATTAGTTTTTCACTATTGGACAAGATGCTAACAAGAGGCAAAGCAAAAGAACCAGCCTCGTTAATGGTGAGTTGCCTTCCATCCAACTGCTCCAAAGTGGGGACACCTGCGTTTCCTAAATAACCGAGGGCTGCTTGGTTGCCGTATTTCTGTGCTACGTCCATGGAAACGTTAGTTAGCCAGTGATAAAAGATGTTGTATTGCTGGATTGTATCAATTGTCATAGAGCCGACCTGAACATCAAGACGATTGAAACTGGTTGCCGCAGGACACCCAATCAACTCAGGGGTAGCCGCTGCGTTAGCCGAAAGGTATGAATACGAGAGATACATTGAGTCAGGAACGAGAAATCCACGATTGACTAAATCAAGGAAAATCTGCTGACCTCCTGTGAATGTGGCTCCGTTTGTGGGCGCGGCGGCAATATTAATACATTGGGTGTTATCAGGGAGGGCAGGTAGTGATTCTCCATAGGAAACGCTTGATGGTAAAATAACCGACATATATTATACCATAATAAAAAAATATTTGGACTTCTGCCTTTTCCTAAAAGGTCGCTATTATTTATTTTCTTCAAAAATAACTGGCTTCCCAGCCTTTCTTGCCGCTCTTACCGCTTTTAATTCGCTACGTTGCCGTTCTTGTTGCCTTTGTCTTGCTCCAGCAATAAACTCATCCAAATCGCTTGTCACATTACGCCTTAATACAGAGCGTTGTAACATTTCTTGTTCGCTTATATTCTGTCTGTCGTAATTGCTAATATCTCTTATGCTTTCTACGTCTTCCGTAGCACCTATTTTATTTGCTACACCTGCGAAACTCTGTGACAAATTGCTAACCTGTAAGTTCCTTATAAAGTCTTGGTCTAATGGAATAGAAGCAGATGATTGGTCTCTGCTTTGATAAGCATTTTGCGTGGTTGCTCCATCTACGACTTGCTGTTGTAATTGCTCAGGTCTCAATAAGGAACCAACTGGAACCACATTGCTAATATTCGCAAAAGGGTTCGTTGCTTCTACTCTATTTAGCAAATCATTTGTTTGACGCTGTGGTATTAATTGACCTGATAGAGCCATTTGTCGTCGCACTGCTTCCGCATTTGCTATGCTCTCATTATAAAGCCCATAAGGAACTTGAGGCAATGCTACGCTACTTCCCTGAAGAGTTAAGGATATTCCTGTCGGTATTCTTTGGACTGGAGCCGAACTGCGACGACGTGCTACACTCCTTCTCTTTGTATCTCCTACTTTTACATTGACTACCGTCTTTTGACTTTGCTTCTGTTTTTGGGTCACTTTTTTTTTCGCCATCCGTTATATATAAGGAAAATAAAATATTCTATTGTATATATTATAAATGGAAGGCGAATTATCAATGGATGAAGAAACGCTTAAAACTATTCCCAAAATAAAACGAGAACGAACGGAAGCACAAAAAGCAAATGACCAAAAAAACAGAGAGTTGCTACTTGCGAAACATCAAGCCATTCGTGATGAGAAACGAAAAAAGGAAGAGGAAAAAGCCAGAAAAGAATGGCTTAAACAACAAAAGAAAGAAAAAGCGGAGGCGGCTAAACATTTGGCTCCACCTTTCCCAAAGGTGGAACAAAAGCCAAACATTAAAATTGTTAAAAAGGTAAAACCACCTGAACCTGAAAGTGATGATGATGATGAATTGGAGATGCCTGAGGAGCCTGTCCCAGCACCTAAACCGAAACGAGCGCCGAAACAAAAAGCGCCTCCTAAACCACGTGCTAAAAAGATTGTTCCACCACCACCTTCTCCTTCTGTTAGTGAAGACGAGGAATATGAAGAAGAAGAAGAGCCTTATGTTCCACCTCCACAGAAACAGCGTAGACAAACTACACAGCACATTCAACAAAACTATGTCCCCCAGCAATACTATGCTCCTGCTCCGCAACGAGTGCGTCCAATTATTACATACGTTTGATAAGTATTTAAAAAATAGTATAAATGTATATATATATACTATGTTTAGTAAAGTTAAGAAATACGACTTTGATTATAAACTACCCTCTTTTTGTAATGGCGACGCTGCGGCTCCATATTCAATTGACGACCTTAAACGTATTAGTCCCTTTTTTACCGAAGTGTCCCCTTTCACTTATGCGGTTTTATTAGAGGCAAATAAAAACAAATACACAGAAGAAGAAAAGGAGAAAACACGCCAACTCATTCACTACTTAACACAGAAGGAAAATGAAACTATGAAAGCCGTTTCTGCTCACTTAAAAACTCGTGAAGAATATGAACGTGCTATGAATGTGATTGAACAGAAGTTAGACGAGGTTCAACAATCACACGATTCATCATCCTCGTCTTGAATCTTCAACTCATCAAACCCCTTGAATAAGCGCTGACTATCTGTATTCAAAAATAAATATTGGTATGGTTTGTCATAAACCAGTTTCCGTATTTTCGGCAAAAAGGTTTCATCGTATTCAATTAACTCTTTCCAAATATTTTGTAATTCATCTTTGCTGGTCTTGAAAATAAATACATTCGTCCAAAGACGACGCAAGTCCTTGGGAACACTATAATACGTTTGAACCAAAAAATATAATGAACATCGCAAGTGTCTGCGGTTAAATATAAGTTCTTTAAAAAGTTGGAACGTATCTTTTTTTTTGAGATACGCCGTCATATCATCAAAAATAATCAAAGAGTTCAGTGGCTTTTCTTTGCTACTATCCGCTTTAATTTTATCCATCACCTCTTGTAAATTGTCATACGTGAGTTCATCGTATAAGCGGTCGTCAGGCAACTTTCCAAATATGTCGTCACTCATAGAAGCACGTGAATGACTTGGCTGGAACACATAAATCCTGTGAAAGCATTTTTTTAACACACCTTTCATCAGGCTAAACATTAGCGATGTTTTTCCGCTTCTTGGCTTACCTATAAACAATGTGGTGCTATGCTGGTTCAAAAATTGTGTCAATTCGTAATTGTTTAACCTCTCACGCAATCCTCCATCACATAACATTTTACATTCAGGCATTGAGGGCTTGTCATTTTCTATTAAAGTGATTTTCATTATATATTAGTGCGATAAAAAGTTTGGCTCCACCTTTCTCAAAGGTGGAATAAAAAGTTTGGCTCCACCTTTCTCAAAGGTGGAATAAAAAGTTTGGATACATTTTATCTTGGGACAAACTTTAAAGCGATTACATATTCCCCTAAAGCTGTTGCTCCAGACGCTGTGAAGGGATTTCCGTCGTTATTTAATATCCTTACTTGAAACTCCTGATTGCGTGGGCGACCTCCCAAATAAATGGGAACATTCGTTCCATCTTCGGCGTGGAGAAATGAATTGGCACCGACAATGTAACTCTCTAAAAACCCAATGTAATTGCTTGACAACGCTTGGGACGTTGCTCGTGCTTCATAAACATTTGGAGGCACACCAAGGTCACAATAAACCAACGCGATGGTAGTTGCGTCTACATTATTCAATTCTCCCATATAAGTCATATGAACCTCATAAGGAACATCAGGAAGCACTTGCCAGTTAAAACGAAAATTACATATATTTGCTCCTGTCCCTGTTTTACTCGCCGCATTCAAACTATTAAGAATAACTGTGTAAAAAGGTCGTTTCAAATTGGGGGCGGCTAATTGCCATTCTCTTTCTTGTTCGCTAACTAACTTATTCATAATATATAGACAGATATAATTTTATTTACATATATTATGTTAAAATATATATTGAGCCACTTGTTCCCTAAACAACCTTTTGAAATACAAAAGCCAAGGAAATATATTTCCTTTGACGAGTATGACGATTTAAGCGACAGACAGAAAATATTGCTTCATAGCAAGTATGATGTGTATTTAGTTCCTGAGTTGTTTATTGAGGAAGAGGAGTAATGTTGTATCATAATTTTAACCATCTCTTATATAACTGCTTTGTGGAATATTTATTATTTACTTTGTGACCACTTGCTTCTAAACTCCTGATTATACTGCTTCTGTAAGAACAAAGGTAATCTGGGTCTAATCCACATATTTTATATCGTTTTTGTCTGGTGATATTAAATAAATAGTTATAGTAACTTATAATGTGTTTCTTCTCAATATTATGTATATTGCTTGGATTAACAACGATATAATTATCTCTCCAAATCATTTCGTATTCATTATTAGAGTTTATAAAATTATTTTCAATTTCTCGTATCATTCGCTTATATTTTATTTCATCTAAATCATAATTTTTGTTGGCTATTTGCTTTCGTATTTTCATCATAGCGTCGGCATACTCATAAATAATATTCATAACATCAAACGGCAATTTTCTTGAATGGTCTCTGTGTTTATATAAATAGTCCATCTGTATAAATGGCATATTTTATTTTTAAGCCCTTGACGGAACTACATAACTAACGCTAACAAAATCTAAATCCGCCGTATTTGTTCCTCCTCCTGAACCAATTTGAAAAAATAACATCGTTTGATTTGTAAAATCAAATACGGCTGTAGTATCTGTTATTGTCTCCGTCGCATTACTTGTTAAATTGGTTATTTTATAACTTATATCAGGATTATTAAAAGTTATTTTAAACTCATACCATACATTTGTTGTCCATGTAACTGTTGAGAAGTTTCCTTTATTCACGTTGTTCGTTACCGCACTAAATGTATTTGTTGCTGTTGTTTTTCTAATCATTGCGCTACGACCATAACTACCATAAGAAACACATAAACCCATATAAATATCTCCAGTATTTGTTGTATTTTCCGTTTTTGCTATAAAGGTTATTTCCTGTAATGGATAATGATAAAATAAATCTGACATTATGGCTTTATTCGCACTCATTCCATATTGACCCGGGTGATTTGCGTCTCCATACACAAATGAATTGCCTCCAGTTCCTTGCCAAGTCCAATTATAACCGCCGATAGGACACTGGTTATAAGCGCTGTCCCAACATTCATCAAATAAATATTTTGATGTTGTCGGTGTTTGTGTTGTTACGCTTGATACTGCGGTTTGTACAAAGGCTGTAGTAGCGACACTTGTGTCATTTGTCCCTGCTGGACGAGTAGGTGTTGTTATATTTCCTGTTACATCTAGTGTTCCTACAATATCTACTGTTTGGACTGGTGATGTTAATTTATTTACGCTAATTTTTGGGGTTGTAAGCCATTGAGAACCTGAGCCGATAAGTATTTGATTTGATAATGTGTTATTCAAACTATTTCCAATACATACAGAGTTAGTAAATGACGATAAGAGACCTGACACTAAATAATTAGAACGCCAACCAAGTGTTATGTTTTCACTTCCGTTTAACGCATTTCCTGTTTCTCTTCCAATACTTATATTTCGCTGTAATGCTCCTTGTGACCCAGTGTTATTTTGGACACCACTAAAAAGACCCAGCGAAATGTTATCTACTCCGCTTGTAATTGATTGAGAACTTTGAAACCCCAAGCATACGTTGTATTGCCCTGAGCTAAGATTTGTTCCAGCAAGATGACCGCAAATTACATTACCGATTGCGTTTGTGGCTACTTTTGAACATTCACTACCCAAAAATACATTTTGTTGTCCAGATGTTAAACCCTGTCCTGAATTATAACCTACACAAGTATTATTACATCCTACTCCGCCAGTTCCATTTCCATTAATATTTTGTCCGCTGTTTTGACCGAAGAGAGAATTACCAAATGATGTGCTGGATAATACTGAACCGCTCAAATTACCAAATGAACAATTGGATGTTAGTGTGTCTTGTAGATTTTGATACACTTTTCTATTTAATGTAATTGTATTCGTTGAACTATTAAACGTAGCTAAACTATTTAAATCAATATTTGTATCTGTTAAGTTCAGTCTTGTATTTCCATTGATCCGTAATTGAATACTTCCAATTGAAGATGTGTTATTAACAAAGTAATCATTGTTAAGCATAAACTCATTTGTTTGTTGTGTGTTAGCGTTATTGAATATTTGTAAATTGTTTCCGTTTCTTACCGAAACAATCCCATTAAACAAACTACTACCTTCTACATCAAACTTTGTCGTTGGAAAACTTGTTTTACCAACACTCATATTATCCGTGCTTGTAAATTGGCCTCCATAACCAAGTTGTATTTGGTTAGAGGTTGTGTTTCCCGCAAATGTGCCTATGGCCGTGCTATTGCTACAAGAAACGGTGTTTCCAAAGTTTGCTCGTCTTCCTATGCTCGTTACGGCATTCATAGTTGCTGAAGCTTGACCGCTTTCTGTGCCTATACTTGTGTTATTTGACCCATTAAAACTGGTTGAAATTACACCTGAACGTGTGCCGATACACACATTTGAACCGCCTGTATTATAGCCTGACCCTGCCTGAGTTCCTACAGAGCAATTATCTCCGCCGCTCGTCGTATTAAAGTTTGCTTGTAACCCAATACACATATTGCCTCCTCCGCTGGTTATATTTCGCCCTGCGTCAGCCCCAAAACCCACATTGTTTCCTCCTGAAGAGACATTACGCAACGCATTGCTTCCAAAAGCGGAATTAAAATTACCTCCTTGAATAAATTGTAATGCCCCAGCGCCAAAAGCGCTTAGTTGTTGCGTTGTTCCCGTTGGTGCTAAACAAGCACCCGGACCAAACGACACCGCATTATCCGTTCTAGTTTGTGAAACTCTAGCATTAAAGGTAATTAAGTTATTTGCTGTATCAAAAACCGCAATATTTGCCCCGTTACTTCTTATAATAACTTGACCTGTTGTTAGTGCTTCTAAAGTTAAGTTGTTAGTTGGATTAATGGACTGAACCAAATTAGTTTTAACTGTCGGTGCTTGAATTGTAGTCAACACATTTAAACTCCCTGTATTAATTATATCAGCATTTATTTCTGTTAAGCCAAACATAGAACGACTATATGTGGTTGTATTATTCATTTAATATAGGCAAATAAAATATAGTGCTATATTAAACCAAAATGATTGAAACAAAACTGATTAATTTAAATTGCTCCAATTCCATACAAAACAACGGAACGTTTTTGTCAAACGTCTTTTTCCCCTTTTCCAATCTCATATCCAGCAAGGACGTTCGCAAAGCGTCAATATCCATCTTAAACGCTCAATTGCCCTATTCCTTTTACATTATTAACGTGTATAACAATGTGCTAAGAATGAGCGTCAATGGTGGAGCGCAGTTTAGTCTTACGCTAACAAGGGGAAACTACAACAGCAACACTTTGATTACAGAAATACTCGCTAAACTGACTTTAGCAGGTGTTACCACTATTTCCATTGCTTTGAATACCACAACTGGGTCGCTTTCATTTACCACCACAGCAACCTCTATAGAGTTTTTCGCTTCAGGCTCAACCATATTAAGGGTGCTTGGTTTTGACCCTTCTACGAATTACACAAGTGTCGCTAAAGTATTAACCGCGCCGTTTCCATTAAATCTACTCAACACATTAAAAATCCGTATAGCCAGTTATGCTCTATCCACAAATAGTTTAGACAGCAGTGTCAGGGGCAATCTAAATATATTAGCCGGATTCCCTGTCAATGCCGAAGGATATGGTTTAAATCTCTATGAAAATACCACCGCATTTAAGACTGAATTACAAGTCCGCGATATTAATGGATTTGACATACAAATTATTGATGATGATAATAATTTAATAAACTTTAATAATGTGTATTGGACAATAACCATGTTGCTTGAGTTAGATTATGTTGATAAAGACCCACAGCTGCCAAATGATTTTCCCTTTGAATTACCCAAACAGGAATATTGGGGAGCAGACCCTAATGTAGCGTTTGCTCCTTTGGAAGAGGAAACCGAACCTTTAGCAGAAGAACCAGAGGATAGTTTTGGCTCCACCTTTCCCAAAGGTGGAATACAGGCAGAGCCACCCAATTACGAAATAACAGACCCAAATAGTTTAGAACAACTATTAATTGAAAAAGGGATTTACACATAATTTTTTTGTCCGCATATATATTATAATGAAGATTGGTAAAATCAACTCGCGTTTACAACGATTTGGTCAAAAAGCACGTAGCGACATTTCCAAAGCGGTCGGTAAAACAAACAAGACTATTTCTCAAGCGGAACGCGGTCTTAAAAAAGGTGTGGATGTTGTTGCTTCGGCTGCCGACTCAAAAGCAGTCAAGGGGCTACAACAAGCGACTGGTATTGCTGGTAAAGCCCTTTTAGCAGGTGGAGCCCTTGGAGGCCCTTTGGCTCCTGTTGCTCTCGCCGCTGGGGGTGCGTTAACATCTGCTCACGAAGGCATCAAGGGTGCTAGAAAAGCCATCCCCAACAAAGCGGAGAAGGTTAAAAAAGAAATTGGTGGGGTCGCTCGTCAGGGACGCGCTACTGCTACTATAGTTGGACGTGAATCCATTGCTGGAACTCGTAAAGCCGATGAGTTCAGGAAAAACGTGCTTGAAAGACCGGAGCCTAAGGCAAATCTGATGAGCGAACTTCCAATGTATCTGGATTAGCTTGAGTAGTATTTTGCTCTGCTTTTTTTAATTCTCGTATTTCTCTTCTACGAGCATTAATTCGTTCCTTATTTGCCTCATAATGTGTTTTATGCCTGTCGGCAATTCGTTCCTTATTTTCCTCATAATGTGCTTTTCTTTTAGCAGCAATTTGTTCCTTATTTGCCTCATAATATGCTTTTTTTATAGCAGAATATCGTTCCCTACGTGCTTCATAAAACTTTTTTCTCTGTTCCTTGATTTGTTCTACGTGTTCCATTTTGTATTAAATTGTCTCGTTGTCTTTAAGTTCATTTAATAATGTATTTTCAATTTTTTCTGTTTCATCAGGAGCTGTAGTTTCCTCCGCTTTAGCATTTTCCTCCGCCGCTAATTTCTTCGCTTTTTTAATTTGGTAATATTGAACTATCTTTTCTTTGTTGTTTTCACGCCATTTTTTAAAATACTCAGGGTTCTTCTCACACCAGTTTTTTTGGAGTTGCTTTTTCTCTTCCACGTGTTCCTCTCTCCATTTTTTATACGTTTCTTTTAATTCCGCCTTATGAGCTTCTTGCCATTTTTTTTGTATCTCAGCTTGTTGCTCTTTTGTAGAATATGCTCTGTTTTTATTTAACGAGGATTTATGGTCTTCCATAAGTTTTGTCTCGTATATACGAGCGTCTAATTTACAACATTCTTTTTTGTCGATGGGGCTCAATTTCCAATTTTGCCACCCTCCGTGTTCATTGATGGTTTTGTATAAGTTAGTCATAACGTGATTGTATTTTTTCTCGTGGTGATGGTCACACATAAACTTGTGTAAATATCGCCTCCTAGCCAAATTGGTCGTCGACCCAACATAACAATCTGTAACGCTTTCATCAAAACACGTGATTTTATAAAAGACGAAAAGTTTTTTTTCGGCATTATTTGTCATAATATGTCATATTTTGGAATGTTGTCTTTAAGTAGTTTAATGATAAAAATATTATCTCTACATAGTATATTATGGAGTCTTCTACTATTGACTATATTGACAACACCAGCAATCTAAACAACTACATATTGATAAACAGAATAGTAGAATTGATTGTGGCTGATGTCAAATCCATCCCAGAGTATCACAAACTTCAACGCAGTATGGATTTAGTGCTACGCATTTGTTTATTGATTGAAAATCTCGTTTTTGAAAATGGGGTTAAAAGCAAAGAACAGGGGTTTAAGAAAGGCATTGCTGTAAAAGTATTTAAATGTCTCGGCTGGGAAAGTGCCGAGGCTCTGGATTTTTTAGCGCAGAGCATTGAGTTTTTACATAGTAGCGAAAAAATCAAACGTGTCAAACTTGTTAAGCGAATATGGTCTTTTGTGAAACGAGCATTTGTAAAAAACGTTCAAAAATAACGGATTTAACTTCCCCCAATATTCAGTTTAGGTCACAAGTAGCCGTTTCGGTTCAAAATACATTCCAGCATATTGCTGACACAATTCCACGTGCTATTTTTATTTACAATTTGTTACAACGCATCAATATGAGATTTATTTTGGCAATGGCTGGAATTAAAAACCCTTGGGTAGTATTCGTCATTTTGTTATTAATATAATATTTGATTATTATATGAATATTAAAACTATTGTTGAGCCTTCCCCATTTGTTCCTCCTACTCGCACAATTCATAATGTTAGCATCCAAGTCATTAATTTAGTATTATATCAAAGCGCTACGCTTCTCGTTAGTTTGTGTGAAGAAGATGGGCGACCCATTGAGACAAAGGTTATTCAAATGGAGGGTAATGATTATGCTCTGTGGGACAATAATGATTCGTATGTCGTGGATTATGTGCTACAACAATTCTCTTTAACGAAAAAGGCGGAAGGGGAGCAAAGTTAGTTAAGTAGTTCATTTAGTTCATCTTGATTTTCTAATTTGGTTTGTCGTGCTTTTTTTATATTATAATGTAGTTCATTAAACTTTCGTTTGCTCTCTCTATGTTCTTCTGTTAAAATATGTAAATAGGGCTTATTTATATTGAGAGTTGGTTGTCTTTCTTCCATTAATTTCAATTGATGATTATGAGCGTCTGTTTTTGTTACAAATATTTGTTTATCAATTGAAACCATTTCCCAATTTTTCCATCCTCCATTTTCTCTTATAAATTGGTATAATTTTGTATTGTGTGCTAATTTTATATCATTATAACACGCTCTTTTATGTTCACGTTTTTTACGAGTAAAATTAATTGTTAAACCAATATAAGTGTCAGTTATATTTTTATCTAAACAACTTATTTTGTAAAAAGTATATTCCATTTACATAATAGTTATTTCGTTATCTTTAAGTAAGTTTTATATATTAAAATCTTCGTCGCATCAAAGTTAGTTAAGTAGCAACAAAGTTAGTTAAGCAAAATCCAAGGTTAGTTAAGATAGTTAATTAAGAGACACAAAAATCCAAAAAGTATCAAAAAGTCTCAAGTCCCTCCCTGAGTTTTTTTCCCTAGAATAGATTAGATTAGATAATTAGACACCACAGGGTAGGTGATTAAAAATAAAGCCGGAAAAGCTAACGCCCCTCATTTTTTCTGGGATTTTTTATTACCCTCTCTGGAAAAAAAAAATTTTTTGGAATTGACTTTTTGCCGCCAAAATTGTAATCACCTACCCTGTGGTGTCTAATTATCTAATCTAAATAAATCAAAATAAATAAATTAAATTGTCTCATTACCATTTATCGTCTGTTGTTCCAGTTTTTTCTGTTTCATTTTTTCGGTGTATTTTTTTTGAGTTAATCTTCGGTTCTCCCTGCGTTGCTCCTCGGTTAGAGGAACTCGCTTCTCAATTCCTTCCCTGTTTTTATGGTAGTATTTTTTATAACTCTCCTTGCGATGCTCTGCTCGTTCCTCAGGAGTTAAAATTACCTTATCGGGAATATTGAATAATGCTTTTTTTTCCGCGTATCTTTTTTTGTTATATTTTTGCCTCGCTGTTTTTTCCAAATGTTTCAATTTCTCCTTATGCTCCAAAATCATAGCATCAATTATTTCAAAAACAACATCCATATTATGTATCAAAAACAACGTGGATTTTTTTTGGGTTTCGTCAATCCATTCAATGGATTTTTCTATTTTG